TTTTATTTACTAATATCTCATTCAACACTTTCGGTCATTGATTGCTGGATTTAATAAAATCCAGAAGGCGTCTTCCATGGCTGGATACTGACCTCTCAGTAGGGAGGAAGTATGAAAAGCCACGTAAGAGACCTAACTGACATTGCTGTTTGCATCTATAAAGATGCCACAGCAAAGTGTGCAGCTACTCAACTTGAACACCGAGATATCGTTACTTTGATATCTCGGGCTGAACACGAGGGTTTATCATTCTTTACGATAACCCTGCCTTCTTTAGGTGAAGACTTCGAAAGAAGTCTATCCTTAGGAAGGATTGACTCTACATATTTTCGTTCTTTTCGAAAATATGGGAAGATCCCCGCATTTCTGCGAGGTTTCTTCAGTCATGTGTTCAGTAAAGTTACAGGAGGGATTCTACTTGAGCCAGATATTACGGCCATTGAAGCGATTAGGCAAATTGCCTATTCCTTCAAGAAACTTGAGGTCGAATGTGACCCTAGAAGGGTCGCTGAACGACTCCAAGGATTCAAGCAGAGTGAGCATGAACTTCAACAGCCCATTGCTCAAAATGACGTTGACACTTTCGTTAACGTCAGCCGCGTGCTCTGGCATACTCTTGATCCTGCTCGAAATTTGCAGGGCCAATGGTTTTTGCCAAAACATGGGCCTGGAGCAACTGCTGAAAAACTTAGCGGAAACGCTAAGTTCAAACTCAGCAGGTGGCATGATAGACTCGAGCCTTACTTTCCTCTACTTCATAATGTATTTTCGTCAGAAAATGCATATGATAGTGAGGAGTTCGAGAAAGTGTCTATCATACCTGAGAACGAGGAACAACCTGTAAGGGTTGTTACTGTTCCCAAAACGTTGAAGGGACCCCGTATCATAGCGATTGAACCTGTTTGTATGCAATATACACAACAGGCGATTTCTCAGGCTCTTGTTAAAGAACTTGAGACATACGTTTATACTAAAGGTCATGTAAATTTTACAGATCAAAGTATAAATCAACGTATGGCTATGATTGCTTCTAACAAGCAGAATTATGCTACTTTAGATCTTTCTGCTGCCAGTGATAGAGTACCAAACTCTCTCATTGGTTACATGTTTGAACAGAACCCTGATCTTCAGGGAGCCATTCAAGCATGTAGGTCGAAGCAAGCGCAAATGCCTGATGGTGAAATTATCCACCTTCAGAAATTTGCATCTATGGGAAGTGCTCTGTGCTTTCCAGTAGAGTCGATGTATTTCTATACTATATGTATAGCGGCTCTATTGGAAAAGCGCAATCTTCCTGTTACGTCTCTAAATGTTTTTAAAGTATCTAGAGACGTATTCGTGTATGGGGATGATATACTTGTCCCCACACATGATGCTGCTGCTGTTATCGATGGCCTGCAAAAATACTATTGCAAGGTCAACATCTCCAAGAGTTTCTGGACCGGGAGGTTCAGGGAATCTTGTGGGATGGATGCGTATGATGGACAAGAGGTTACTCCTACTTATGTCCGTCATCCGCGTCCGCATAACAGGCGGGAGGCCGGAGCGTTAATTAGTTGGGTTAAGACCAGTAATCTCTTTTACAAAAAGGGCTACTGGCTAACCTCCTCTGCCATGATCTCCGTGGTGGAGACCATCTTGGGCACACTGCCCATAGTTGGTCCTAAATGCTCTGGTCTTGGCAAGGTTTCCTTTCAGAACCTTGTTTCATCCAAGAGATGGAATAAGGAGTACCAAGTCATGGAAGTAAGGACTTGGTGCCCTGTTCCAGTGTATCGTAAAGATACATTGGAGGGTTACCATGCTTTGACGAAATGTCTTACTTCTTTGGAACGTAGAGTTTCTGACTGTACGTCCTCAGAAGAAGATCATTTGTCAAGAACCGCACGGCACGGCGCCGTCACACTGAAACGCCGTTGGATCAGACCTTACTAAGCGTCTGAGAGGGGACCCGCGCAAGCGGGTCCCCGGGTGGAGCTCTGTTGCTGCCCTGACGGGTAACAACAGCAGTGCAGCTCCACCCCCC